ACGACGTTGGAGACGGTTACCTTTGTTAGCAACTGTCGCAAGCTGAGAATTCTGAGCCTTGTCTTTATTTGAACGACCTTCTTCAACCAATTGTGAGAAGAATTTACGTGCAAATGCTTCATCTTGGATGAAATCTACGAAGAGTTTACCATATGCTTCTGACGCTAGGAATTCATCGCGAAAATCTTTCGTCTTAGTAAAGCGTCCATCAACATTCTTATACCCAACAGCAATAGAAACAAATTGCTCGATAAAGTCCATGATGCGGTCTGCGTCACCTGATGCCGCTACATCTTTAATGTAAGTCTCCCAGTCTTTATTTCCTGAGCGACCCATAATACGAAGTGCTTCGGCACTGTTAATGTGGAAATAGAACTTCTCAGTGAGTTCCTCACCAGAGAGTGGTTCTACATAAGTAATTTCTTTTACAATCATTTGAATAAATCCTTTCTTATAAAAACAAGTTCATTTTGAAATTTTAACCAGTAACTACGCCAAGGAGAACCATGAGTTCTTTTGGAGTAGGAAGTTTAGGGTCAGCATTGTCTGTACCATAGATAGCTTCTTCAACTTTCTTAAGTTTAGTAGCTTCAAGTTTAGTAGAGTCAATGATAATGTGAGCCATTGATTGAGTGTTGTCAACACCTGTGTCTACTGGAGTTGTTGTGAAGTCCCAAGAGAATTCGATAGCATCTGGTGAGTCGTTGATTGTTTCAAAGTCTTTAGATGCAACACCCGCAGTGGCATTGTATACCAAGTTGATAAGGTAACCGTGACCTGTAGACTCAGTATCATTACCGATAAGTGTACGGTAAGCGAAACCAAACGATTTACGAGTTTGTGCAGTAAGTTTAACACCAGCAACAGCGTCAACTTCACCAAGACAAGCTGCAAATTCGTCTGGGTATGTGTAAGCTGAGATAGAACCTTTGAATGATTCTTTCGCGATCAAGTTCAAGTATTTACCGTTGTTTGCGTATTTGGCTGTAGCGTCACCACCATCTGGTGATTCAGACACTTTAGTCAAACCATTCCAAGCAACACCTTTTTCATATGTACCACCAGCGGCCATAGGGAAAAGTACACCACGGTCAACACCTGTTTGATAAGTCTTCTGACCAGTTTGGTCCCAAAGAAGTTTAGCCATAAGATTAATAACCTCTCTAATAATATACTCGATACGTCTCTTGATATAGACCATCGTCCACATCGTAGTTGTTCAGACGTACATAAGGGAACTTAGCAAGCATGGCATCCTCGATTGAGGCATTGTCCATTCTTGTAAAGAAATTAACAATATAAGACCTATTAGTACGATATGCTCCGTTGTTGGCTGACTCTACATCTAGGTAGTTCTTCTCAACAACAATACAAGGGAATTTCAACTGAGAACCATCAGGCTTCTGATAATAAACCCTTGGGCAAATCGTCTCAAGTTCTTCGATGAGTTCAGTGTGCGTTCTAGTCATAATCTTTAATCGTTACCCCCAATTCGTTTAAGTCGTCTAGACTCATAATACCATCATGTACAATACGTACTCTTGGTGGGTAATTGAGTACTTTACTTACAGAATAAACTTGATTCTTGTAAATAACATACCAGATACGACTAACACGGTCTGTATCATCGTTAGCGAATACAAAAGAGAAGTCGAAGTTAGACTTAATATTCTCATTGATTCGTTGTGAATCAGAAATATCGTAGCGTTTATTTTCGACAATTGTAGCGGGAACCTTACGATATCGTGTGTATTCGTACGAATATACGCCAGGTCGAACTTTTACCTCTTCCATACTGCGAACTAAGATATCAATAGTTGTCCTCATGCTACTCTCCTATATTCCATTTTGAAATTAGTCTTCTCTTCGTCCTGAAGCAGGTTGTCCAGGGTTACCCGATGCAGGGCTAGCTGCTGCAGCTTCGTCAGCGTCTGAATGTTTAGACAAGTATTTAGGGCCAGGTTTGTCTTGTTTTTCAACCCAGTTAGGTTTTGTCTTAAGGGCATCTTTACGGAATTTAAGCATATCTTCGTTAGTAGCTTCAGCTTTCTTAACTGTTACAAAGATGAAGGCACGTGGGATCATGATTGCTCCTGAAAGACGTGCTTCCATAAGGTATTTCATTTGGTTAAAGTCGATATCGAAATCGTCGAATGTTACGACTTGTCCGCCTTGAGATTGACCAAATACGTAGTCATTCAAGTTACCAATCAAGAATTTACCTTGAGGCATATCACGGAATTCAATAACTTCAGAACATCCGAAGTAAGCAGCAAGATCGCCATTTGTAGCTACACGGTTACCATCACCAGATGAACCATACAAGTAACGTCCGTCTTTATCTTTAAGAGTACGGAGTTTAGCAAGGTCAAATGGGTTGATGATAAGTGATGGAGAACCAGAACCTTGATATCCTGGGATAGTCTTGATGACATCGTCTACTACAGACATCCAGTCTTCAGATTGAACTTTGATTGTGAAGAAGTCGTCGTCTTTAGTGATAGGACGGATATGTTCTTCTTGGATCTTCTCAACGTTTGGTTTACCATCTTTAAGGACTTCACGACCATCACCAAACAAAGCAGCACGTACAAGTTCTTCTTTGAACTTGATAGCTTGTACTTGTTTCAAGAATGATACAGCATCGATACCATTTTCACGAATATCGATAACGTCATCACGGTCGATAGCTGTCTTGTGAATAACAGTTTGTGGTGTAGTTACACGGTAGTACAAGCTGATAAGACGTTGGTTAAGTTTTTCATTACCTTTGATGTAACCACGTGCACGAGCTTGTTCTTCTGTCAAGTCAGCATAGATGTTTTTAACATTTGGTGAAGATACAGCACCAAATTTGTTAAGGATAGCTTCAACGTTTTTAGCGTTAGGGTTGTAAGCTTGAATACCCTTTTGCAATTGAGCTGCTGGGAACAAGATATCAATGTTAGAGATACCATGTTGCAAGAATTCACCGCTTGAATCAACACCAGCCAAAGCACCTTTGATAGAGCCACTTCCAAGGGCAGCAGCTTCACGTACAGCTACGTCAGCAAGTTGAGCAGCGTGTGTCAAAATGTCTTGTTCTTCAATCCCATTTTGATTGAAATGATTTTGTTTCATGTCTACTCCTGAATGTTCAATTTCTTCTTCGTCTGTGTCGGCTTCTTCGTTAGACTCCTCTTCAGACTCTTCGAGTTCTTCAACTTCTTCATCTTCATCGTCTACTGGTTCAAAGTCATCTAGGCTAGAGTTAGCCAATTCGTCTTCTTCGATTTCACCAGCAACAGATTGGATGATGTTGATTGCCATAGCTTGTTCATCACTAAGAGTTTCGATAACCTCAGCATCTTGAGGTGTGAGCGATTCAACACCATTCTCAAGCATATTAGTGACTACATCGGCTTGGTCTTCTGTGAGAGTATCAATTACTTCTCCAATAGTCGCCATTTGTTTCTCCTCCGAGTTGGAATGTTTCAACAAGTCTTGTGTTAGACCTGTAGTGATGAAAATTTCATCGCCGACTTGTCCGTCACCGTGAGTAAGAACCTCTTCGATGACAGCACCAGGATTTGCGCCCTTGAGTACTAGTGACACTTCATAGATTTCTCCATGAATTATATCTTGTCCACTCTTTTGGATTTTACGAGCGCCAATTGACATTTGGTTCACGTCTCCGTGTCGCAAAAGTTCTTTGGCATCCTGACCACGTTCTGTTTCATTGAGATACCCATAACCGTATACACCTTGGTCGTTTGAATGAAGAAGGATATATCCGATTGTATCTCCTGGTTGAGCGTAAGAATGTTGCCAAACCAATGGTACTTTTTCTCCAGATAGTCCAGAGAAGGCACCATGACGGATTGTTACACCGTCTGAACATTTGAGGTCATTCTTCGTAACCCAACCAGCGAAATCGTAATTTTGTGGTTTCATTTGATACCTCTGATAATGTTGTGTTTACGTTTAAGATACTTAGCATTCATCTTAGTATCCATCTTGTAGTAACGTCCTGCAAGATTACCTTTGTTAGTCGCTACAATCTTATAGAATTCGTAAGTTCTATCTGGTGAAGTTTTAGAAATGTTGTAATACCCAGACTTTTCAGCTTGGGATTTGAAATCTTTATCTTTCTCAAATCGACGCATTAGCTTATAGTCTGCACGTTCTCTCTTCTTAGAGAGTTTGTTCATCTTTTTACTAAATTGTTTCTGTTGAGGAGAGACAGAAGATTTTCTTCTAAAACCCCATTTCATACCGATGACACCGTGATGTTGGATAAAATTAGCATCTCGCATAAGAGAACCAAAATATATTTTATCATCCATTTTTATACTCTTTTATTGTTAAAATCCACCCATATGCATACCCATAGACATCGTATTGATATTGTTTATATGA